AACAATCTCAGAGAACTCTACACCACTTCTAACAGCAACAAAGTTTAACTGAATATAGTTAATAGAACGAGAAGGTTTAACATAAATATCACCAACGAACTCATTTCTTTCAACGACTCCACTAGTATTATTCGAACCGTCACATACTACTCTAAAGTCTGTGATACCACGTCTACCTTGAACATCTCTTAAGAACGGTTCAACTAGATTTCGGAACTGAGCACGAGTAAAGTCATCGTTAAATTCAAATAACGTAAACTTAGATGCAGTGCTAATTGCTTTCTCTAGTACAATAAACAACCTACGAACATTGATTCTATCAAATGCACCAGGTTTGTTTAATAATGTTTTATCACCGAATAATACAGTACCCTGTCCTGGGAATGTAACTACTGGGTTGACACCTTTCTTGTATAATTGTTCTCTATCTTGTTTGCTTGGATTCCATGCTAGACGGATATTGTTTTTAACATTACCACGATTAAAACCAGCAGGTGAATACCATGGGTCACGAGTTGAATCGGTTTGAACCATAAGACCAGCAGTATCACCGTTTAATGGAACATAACGGTAAACATCGTTGTACTTATCATATTGATATTTCCAACCTGAGTCCATTACTGCGTAAGAAGAATTAGGTAATTCATCTCTGAATGAAATAACATCATCACGTTCTTTTCCATCATAACCGTTATTATTAACAACATCAGCACGTTCTGGTGATATCGTTGCAATACAATCCTTACGACTGTCAGCAATATTTGTGATTAAGTGAATTGCTAATGTAGAATCAGCAGCACTACCAAGAAGTAATGAAACATCTACATCTTCAGCAGACTTAAACTTATCGTAACCAGTAATCTTTTGAGCAGAAGAAGGTTTATCACCATCTTTACCGTTAGTCATACTTACAGTAACAGGTAATGCATTACCACCAAAAGTCACAGCAGATGCTTTATTACCAGCATTTGTCGCACTTGCGTTATGACCACCAAACCAAATATGAGAAGAACCTTGGTTAATCTTGTCTTTATAGTAGTTACCCGCACCTTGGTCTGTCTTAGCATCAGATGCCATTGAAACGTTTTCATATGTTTCTAATACACTTGCAGAAGTTCCAGTAAAAGAACCATCTTCATCAACAACAGCAATATGTAAAGAATCACCTTGAGCATTTGCTGTATTAGCAAATGAAGTTGTTGTAGGAGCAGTTGAGAAGTTATTGAAGTATTCCCAACGACGAGTAATATCTGTAGTATAATTTGATACAGTGTTACCAGTATAGTTTGAAGTCAATGTAACTGTGTTACCTGACACTGTTTTAACTTTACGTTGCTCTTTATCAGGACCAAGTAAAAGAATATCACCAACTATGAAAGAAGTTTCAGTATTTGAAACACCAATACCACTACCAGCAAGGGTAACAGTTTTACTGTTTCTTGTAGCATAGTAACTTGTAGCAACAGTAGATTCCCATGCTGCTGAAGTTTGACATGATGATACTTTTAATGAGTTACCTAATTCACCAGGATACTTAGCAACCCAGTCGCCATGACCAGAGATATTAGCATATGTTTCGTTATAGTATTCTTCGCTTTCAACATAAGTGCCAGTCGCACCAGATGTAGCATTGTTAGCACCATTTACTACACGAACCGTGTATAATGCATTACCGTATGAAAGAAAGTTGGCTGCAGTGAAAAAATCATCAGCAGTATTTGCGTTTGGTTTATTGAAAACGTTTACTAATCTATCTTCAGAATCAATCAATACACGTGTGTTGACTGGACCCCAACGAAAGTGTCCAGCGATAGCACCTTCTGTGGTACTTACTGCTGGAACAACTGTTGTGAGATCGATTTCGCTTACATTAACACCTGGACTTACTTGGAAAGGCATATGGTTTCTCCTGTGTTTCTTTTAATTTTAATTCGTTTCTATGCTTTTATTTATAATTTATTAGTATTTACCAACTTGAATCAAATCTGTCTTCCTTATCCATTAACCAATCATTGTGTTGTGGAACCTCGATCATTTCCATTTCATCAACACCATCATCCACAATACCAAAAGGTAATAAGTCACTCATCAATTCTTCTTCTGTTCTTTCCCTTAGTTTAGATAAGGTTTGGATGTCTGTTATATCTTTAAAGTATGCTTGGTTACTTAACCATGCAAATAACACAAGACACATAACTAAATCATCATGAGAACCTGACTCTGCTTCGTAAGAACTTCCTTTCCTTGAGAATCTAGATAACTCTTCAATTGTGTTGTGGTCATTAATAATTAATTGTTCTTGCTCAATCAATAACTTTAATATCGAACAACCAATACTCTTAACTGTCTTAGTTGTCCTTATACCTTTATCAACACCTTTACTGAATCCACCAGAGATTCTTCTTCCTGCACGTCCAGCAGATTCAGTGAATAGAATATTCTCATATTCAAATTCATAGTGTAATAATTCAGATACTTGCTCACCAATGTCATTAATCTCAATTAGGGTTGTTGCTTCATTATATAAACTAGCAGTTCTATATATGATTTCGGCATACTCGACAGGTGTCACAAAATTATCTCTGAATACACATACCTGTTTATATGGCATTTCAGATACATCTATAATTTGGAATGCTGAGTAATCTAAACCTTTACCTCTTGACACGTCTACTACACATGCATATGCAAGGTCTTTCTCAGGTTCAACATACATCGAAATTCCTTGTCCTTCTTTAATAGGTGTCAGTGACACAAGTGTTTTTAGTTTACCACCATCAATTAATGTGTTAGAACTACCTAAGAATTCACATGAATATTCCTGAGAAAATTTCTGAGTATCAAAGTCCATAGAAGCAAGTGTTTCCTGCTTCCATTCATCATCACGTCCAGGAACATCTTCCCATGTGACTTCTACAAACTTATAACCATTAGTGCCTTCTCTAGCACCATTACAAGTTTTATAGAAATGGTTTAGTCCATTTGGTGTGGATGTTAATAATATCTTAGTAGTTTTACCAGAAGAAATTGTAGGCATAACAGCAGAAAAGAATTCGTCCCAGTTTTCTACGAATGCGGTTTCATCAATGTATAGGAATGATACTGACTTACCACGAATAGCACTTGAAGAAGTTGCTGCAGCAATAATCTTAGAACCATTTTCAAATTCAACAGAACCTTTGTTCCATTCTATCACACCTTGTTGTAACCATTTAGGTAATGCTTCATAAGCAATTTTAATACGGTCAAGGATTTCTCTAGCACTGTCACCTTTATTAGCAAGTAGTGCTACGAGTTTGTGTTCGTTGAATAGAACGTAGTGTAGAATAACTGCAGCAGCAACAGTAGTTTTACCAGCCTGTCTTGATGTGACAACTGTAACTCTACGGTTCTTTGTGATGAGGTCAGTTATCTCTTTCTGGTACTCATACATTTTAATGGGGATTAACCCATGATCGACATGCACAATCTTAATGTATTCTTCAGCAAAGTATATAGGATCCTCAGAGCACTTCATATACTCTTTTAACCGTTTCTTGGTCCAGTTAAATTTTTGACCCTTTCCCTTTAGGTTTGCGTTACCTAGATAGTGTTGTCCCATAATATAAATTTAATTCAGTTAAGATTTTCCTAAATAGAAACTTCCTGCAGCAAGAATTGAAATCTTCAACCATTCAAAGTGTACAATAGCATTTTCAAATCTAAAGAATTCAGTCACCATACGTTTATTATCCCACAACCCAAGGAAATTAAATCCTTGTTCTTGTGTAACTGGTACAACAATATCTAGTCCAGTCAAAGCACCCATCATTGCCCAACCACCTAAGAATAACATTGTTAGTACAAAGATACGTCTTGTTAGTTTTGAGAATGGATCACTTGTACGTTTTGCTGCAGCATCGGCAGACTCGGTCGCAGATTTTCTATCCTTTGATTTTACTTCTTGCTCAGCATTAATCTTTTCAATTAGAAGTTTCTGTTGTTCACGTTTTGCTTTTTGAGCAGCATCCATAAACTTAAATAGACCACCCATTGCAGCACCACCTGCCATTGTTATTAGTTCTACTGGAATCATATAATCACCTTTATTATTATCGTTTTCTACTATTTATAAGATAAGACGTTCCAGAGACGATTGCTAGTATGAGTGCCCACCAAGGAAAGTTTCGTTCTTCCTTAGTAGGTGTTGGTTTAGTTTCTTCAGGGATTACAACTGGAGTTACTTTAGGTGGGTTCCAGTTCTTGGGTTGTTTAACTTTCTTTATTGGAGGTTTGACTATTGCGACTGGTTTATCAACGACAATGTCTATTGCCTTTAGTGATGATGTTATTATATCAAAAGTTGAGCATCCATTCAGAAATAGAATGGATGTTAGTAGTAATACTTTAGTGGTTGCGTCTTTGATTGAATACACAAATAAACATTAAGTCTTCATCATCAGACTTGTTATAAACTTTATGATATGCCCCATCCGGAATAATGAATGCTTTACCTGATTCAACGTGATGTTCCATATCACCAATAATCATAGATCCTTGTCCAGATAAGAATGTATAAACTTCTTCAATACCTTCGTGACTGTGACCAGATGTTTCTTGACTTGGTTTTAGGGTTGTGGTTGACACAGTTAATTGTTCTAGATCTGTATTATCCACAATAGTATAAGTATCATTATCCTTTACTACATCACCGTCTAACATTCTAGTTGCTTGATTTTCACACACCTGTTTCTTTAAACCAGCTGATGAGAAGTTATGGTCACGTCTATTATAATAAGTATCAATTGGCAAGTCATCACCAGTGAAATGTCTATCCCTATAATCTGAACCAACAAATCTTACGTCAATCTGATATAGTTGAAGTAAATCAACTAATTCCTTTTCATTATTATAGGGGATAATCTCATCAACATATTTAACTGCTGACAATTGAGCATAACGTTCAACCACAGACTGTACTGGATATCTGCCATTCTTATGAGGATTAACGTTCAGACCAACGATTAACTTATCACAATTTTCACTACACTCTTTAAGCATAGCAATATGCCCTGCATGTAGCAAGTCGAACGAACTACAAGTAAAACCTATCTTTATCCAATTATCTTCATCCATAATATATCCTCTATTCAAAATTAAGTCGTTATTACTTATTATACTCTATAACGATTCAAATGTCAACCTTTAAGCATCTTTTGTAATTCAGCAGTAGATCCAACGAATAAAGCATTCGTTACGTTCTGTGCTACATTAGTGCCACCATTATCTTCTTCCTCACGTTGTAACTCTTTCACTTTCTTTTGAATAGATAATAAA